GTTTCCAAACAGCGTCAGTGATACTAAAATCGGACGGATCACATCACTTGGTAAACAAGTTCTTGATTCCTACATTGATGAAAAGAAATGGGAAGGAGAAGGCGTCATATTTGCATCACTTTCGAACAGTCCGATCAATGGTGAACTTGAAGCTATTCGGGAGAAGATAGGGAAGAATATGCCATTGTTTCTGACAACAGTCCGGATTCCGCATGATACGTTCGAAGAGGAAAGCAACAGCAAGATAAAAAAATTCGTAGAAGAAAATGATCATACATATCTGATTGACTGGTATGCTGCAAGCGAGGGTCATGATGAGTATTTTGATGCAGACGATACACATTTGCTCTCGGCAGGTGCGAAAGCATATGCAAAATGTATCAAGGAGGCTGTACTGGATGCATACAAGAAGGAGAATATCGAAATTCCTAAGTCAAGATTAGTTAGTAGTACAGACACAAGTACGGACAGCAGTAATGATAGTAGTACAGATACAAGTACAGAATAGTTTTTATTTACTGAGAAAAAAGTATGTAAAACTGGTGTAAAGGCTGTAAATACGGTGTCAGATATTTAACGATAATCACTGATAGAATTCTAACAAGTAAGAAAAATATTTAACGCTTGACTTTATTATCAGACAGCTGTATTCTGAGGTTAAGTTGAAGGAAGGACTTGTGAGATACCACTATCATGTGAGACGCGACACATGGAATGATAGACTGGAGCCGAAGGGGCAAGCAGAAACTCTCAGGCAAAAGG